CACTGTCATAGAAGTGGTTTTTAAACCAACGGAAAGTCCTGTGGGGCTAAAGCTCCCAGAAACTATCCCATCGATGACTGAAACATCTAAAGCTACCTTTGCATCTACCTCGGATGTAGTGACGAGATTAGTGCCGTCACCAATCCTTATGGAATCATCTTCATGGGAAATGATTATTTCCTGAGGGCCGCCTGGGGTTAGTGTAGTTGCTGAGGATTTTCTTACTCGTATTGACATCTTATGGTTTCCTTACCATTGCTATGACTCGAGCTGAGTTTCCAGATGTGCCGCTTATTATATAAATATCGTCAACGGAGATCTCATCGGAGGTTTTGCCTCCTATTTCGACGTCTATTTCGCATGTATCCCCAGGAGCTACAGGAACCCCTGTGGTTGTGGTTACAGCATCGTCACCAACGTAAATATTACCTGTATTTGCAGCATTGGCAAATATGGTAACGGTTAATACGAATAATGTTGTGGGATAAATTTTATAGGGAGTGTTAGAGTCAGTGCAAACTACTACAGGAAACGTTTTTAACTTTCTTGCCATGGTATCCCCTTAGAATTGAGGTTATGGCATTAAGGGTAGAAAGTCAAGGCAGGATGAAAATAATTCCACCCTGCCCTAATAATTATCTTTGAATAGCGTAATTAAGAACTAGTGAGCCGCCTGTGAGGTTGCCTGCGCCGAAGTTAGAAGCTTTCACTTTGATAACTCCTGCTGCATCAACCCAAGCACATATAATTCCAAAACCAGCTTCTGGAGCAACGTTAGGAGAAACAACTATAATATCGCCTACAACTGCATCGAGGTCTGCGATTTCATATATTTCTTCTGCGGCTGCGCCTAAAGCTGCAACGGTAACTGTAGCTTGGCGTCCTAGGACTTTTTTCCCGCTGTCAATGCGTTGTGCCCTGATTGGGCCACTCATTGCAGATCCATTAATTTTTCCCATAGGGTCTCCTTAAGAAGAGGAGGGAAGAGAGTTTCCCCTCTCCCCGCCTGAGATTAAACGCCTTGATTTCCGTAGATGCCGTAAGGATGAGTTACGCCGATCTTCTCACGGTACGAAGACTTGTAAACGATAGTGTCGCTCAAGAAACCAACTGCTTCAGGAGCAGCTTGTGTCGAGAGAGCATTACGCTCAATGATTCGAAGACCTGTCTCAGGTGCGTCAGCAAGGAGGAACCATGCGTCTGCATCTGTCAAGTGTGGAGAAGATACTACAACAAGTCCATCACCCTTGATAGAGTTCATGTTATTGTCTGTAGTGTCAGCTTTCAACTCAGATCCGATGAGTTCCATTGCATAACGTTTGTTGTCAGGGTGAACCAAAAGGACCTTTGGCTTCATGTTGTAAATGATGCCGCTGTCGCCTACGAATACTTGTTCGAAGTCAGACAATGCAGTTTGCAAAGATGACTCAGAAAGATCAGCATAAGTGGTTGGTCTATTTCGGAAAGTAGCGCCGCTTGGGAGAGTGTGGGAAGACGAGAAAACAGCTACGCCGTCAGCAGTAGTTTCAGCAGAGAAACCGTTGTTGAAGATATTCATAGCTTGAATTTCTTGTGATTCCATACCCGATTTAGCGAGCTTGCGGACCATATCTCCGATTAATTCGAACTTGCCGTCTTCAACCATTTCACGAGAAATAGAGAATCCGAGTCCGTATTTAACCATTGAGAGGGTTTTTGCAGCACCTTGTTTTGGTCGTTTTAGAGGGTACTCTGTACCTTCTGCAACTTCCGAGAAAAGGTCCATGTCATGCATTTCAGAAGATTGCCAGATATCTCTATCCCAAGCAACTTTCTTGAAAAGCTGATCACGGCGAGAAGGGTGCATCGCCATTTCGAGAGAGAAGAGCTCCTCGAGCACTGGAAGCATTGAGCTTCCGAACAATTGACTATATTGGCTTCTAAAAGCCACTGGAGAAATACTCATTGATTAGACTCCTGTCGTTCCGGTTCCACCAGCGAGCTGATGGTTGTTGATTTTAACTACGATATCTGCGTTAGCTCCAAGTGCATTCCCAGCTTTTGGCTCGAGTCGGAGAGCTTTCAGAGGATAGTTAGAATTAGAAACTCCGCTATCTCCGTCGATCTCTGCTCTAGAAAGTCTATAAGCTGTAGAAGCTGTTCCTAGAACAACTGCATAGTTAATGTTAAGGTCAGTTGCAGCATCGATATCTGCGCTGTCAGATTGGCCAATGAATTGTTGATCTGGATGATCGAATACGAGAACAGTCTCGCCTACGATTGCATAAGATGCAGCAATGCCACAAAGAGCAGCTGTAGTATCAGCAACTTCGATAGTTCCATCACTTTTTAGTTTCACTGGGTCGCCTGGGTAAATTGTTCCACCAGCAGTGTAAGGATTTACTCTGAGGGGTACTCCGCAAGGTCTAAAGCCTTGTGGTTCGTCACGATTAGCCATTTAATTTAACTCCTGTTAAAATTTATAAGCGGGGAAGGCACAATGCCAACCCCTGCCTATTTATTATACACTATTCATCTTCGCCGTCGTAGCCGTCATACACTTTGGCATTTAAGCCTGTCTTAGCCATGGCGGATCTTAGTTCTGAGGCGGCCATAGCCTGGGTGTTGGTTTGTCTTGCGGCTTTTTGTTTAAGGAATTCACGATGTTGATCGGCTTTCTCCTTAGACTTAACGGCAAGAACGCTATCACCACGGCGGATAATACCATCGGGATCATTACCAAATTTAAATTCGGTCTTGATACTATCGCTCTTATACACAACCCAACCTTTTGGGTGGTAGCCGCCTGCTGCATAAAGCTTTGAGGCGCTTACCCAGCGGCCTACGAGGCCTTTTGCATCAAGCTCGGCTTGGATATCAGGTGATATAGATAGCATGTTACCAAATAGATCATCATGCTGAAGGGCTTTTTTTGAACTTGGGAGGGGCTTTTTTCCATTTACAATTGGTTTAGACATAATTACTCCTTAATAGTTTTAGGTGCACGCCAGTCACGTTGAGCTCGTTTAGAAAGACGCTCTTTGACTTTTGGGTCATCTACATTGAGTCCCATCATACGGGCAAAGTCTACAGTAGATGCGTCGAGTGATTCTTTTTTCTTCCTAGGCTGGGAAGAGGACCCACCGAAGGCATAAGATTCTTCATCACTTCGCTTTGAACGGGGTTTTACACCAAGCTCCATTGCAGCTTCTTTTACAGCCAATTTATAGGCCATTGGAGATGTTTTATCTTCATCTGGAAGCTGAGAATAAATCTCCACAGCTTTACGTGTGAGCTCGTGGTCTGTGTTCATTAGCTCAGGGTATTCATTAGTTAGAGAAGAGATTACATTATTTTGTTTTTGCTGAACTTGATTAGCTTGATTCAGCTTGTTCATAATTCTAGCTTCGGCTCTCTCTTCAACCATTTCAGTATAGCGTCTAGGATCTGTGTACATGATACTTTCGATATCATCTTCCTTAGCTTGTGGTTTTGGAGCAGGTTGAGAAAGTTTCTTAAGCTCATGTAGAAGCACATCATTTGCTTTCTTAAGCTCGGTTAGCTGACTTTCTGTGTTGGAGAGTTTTCTTGTGAATTCGCCCTTAAGTTGGACGATTGGATCTTCGCCTTGCGGCTTTTCGTTTTGGTCTGACATATTGTCCTTAGTTGTTACGCAACCACCCGAATGTGCAGGGAATCATTTCCCTACCCTTTTATTATAACATGTGATATTGTATAAGTAAGGAGACCTGCATGATCTTAATTACAGGCGATATCTTAAGACCCGACCCTACTGGGAAGCCTCACCAAAGAGGGAATATTATTAGGCTTTCTGATTGGTTATCTAAGTACGACCAGGAGCTATTGGTACCTTTTTATCCGACTGAAATGAATGAGTGGGTCAGAACCGATGAGCCTAATTATCCGCTTCATCAAAATTATGAAATTATACATGACTATAAATTAGTAGTAGGTTGGGAAATGCCTAGGAATTTAATTACATACCTAGAATCTATAAATAAGCCTTATATAGATCTTAACGACCATCCATTACGTTTTAATGGAATGAAAGCAGGGATTCACACGAATATCCCTATACCTCTGGATTTAATTTATAAAGCCCCTGCATACCCAGTGGCGGCGACTGGGTATAAAACGTTAATTATCGGTCAAACAGCAGAAGACAGATCCTTAATCCGTAACTGTAGTTTTGCAAAACTTACTGACTTTAAAAACAAGTTAGAGTTGTTAAAAGATGCTTTTTATAAACCCCACCCACTAGCTCCTAATTACCAGGTAAATGAGATGCATAAGCTTGGATTTGATGTAGTGACGGATAAAACCTATGACTTACTTGCGAGTGGTCAATATAAAAAAGTAATCACAATATCCTCGAGTGTTGGATATGAGGCACCTTATTTTGGTGTGGAGAGTGAATTTTTATTCGAACGTGATATGGTTAAGACTCTGATTCCGATGGAGTGGCAAAACTTTTATACCTTTTTAAATACTTACCTAGGCGTTTCTTACGTTCCAGACTCTCTGCCTTACGCTGTTCAGACCTAAGGCGCTTTTCTTGCTCCCACTTGGAATCAGCTGAGAGTTTCTTGTATTTATAATCGCATGAATAACAATAAGGCAGGCAGTCGTACTCCTTAACCTTAAGGCATCGAATGCACTGCTTTGCGGGCTTTGTTGTATTCTTTTTCATATAGGTTTATAAGAGAAGCCATACCAATTAACTGGTGCTTCAGTGTTATTAAGGCTTTTTCATCCGCCTCGCTGCTGATATTCATGATTAACAGCCGTTGTTGCTGTTCAATCAGGATTCTTTTTAGCATCATAAGGGACAGGGCGAATTGCTCCGCCCCATCCAATAAAGTGTTTAAATCATCCTTGTTCATTGCTGTGGTAGAGCTCCTGCGTTAGCATCAGCCAATGGATTCGCAAGCTGCGGGGCGCCACCTTGGGCCATAGCTTGATTGTTAATCATTTGCTGCTGTACTGCCATCTGCTGAGCTTGTTGCTCAAGGGCCTGCTTAATTGCAGCATGCTTTTTGATCTGATTAATGGCAAGGCCGATTTGCTCTTCGTTAAGCGTTTGTATCTGGGACTGAGCATCAATCATTGCTTGGAAAAACGCCATCATTCCATCGTGGTCCATCTCAGGAGTAATAGAAACCTCTTGGCCTCGGACTACTCGGTTAAACGCTTCTTCAGGCGTGAGCGATATAGAGTATCCTTGTGGTTTTTTGATATATCTTGAGTAGTCCTTCGCCCCAATCAAGCTTAAGTAATTCTTAACAGCATTATAAGCCTCAGTTGGCCCTGTAATACCTAACTGTATGTTCAGTGGGTTACCGGTAATCTGTACAAGCTGCTGAGCTGTTTCGATTTGGACTGCTTTATTAGAGTTAGATGAGTTTGCAGAAAGATCAAAGTCAAGATCAATCTGTAAATCTTGTGGGTAGACTTCTTTAAACAAATCCTGCCCTGCATCGCCAGTCACTCGAAACACAAACCCAGGATCAATACGGTTTTGCATAATGAGGAATAGGGATCGGAGGATTTTTTTCCATCCACGATTGATTCGTCGAAGATGCACATCAAGGTTAGCGTTAGACTCACCTAGGATTGCTCTCACTCCACTTGCTGTACGTGTTGCGCCTTGCACACCACTTACTACCCCTAGCGATAAGTCGCTAATTCCAGTTAATCGCTCAATGTAGGATTGAATTGCAGCTTCTTCTTGTGCACCAAATGCGCTTCTATTCCCGATTTGAGGAAAGAATATATCAGTTTGTGGATTATCCACTGGAATCCCCATACCAGGTTCAAGTTGCATTGTTTCTGGGTCAAGGGAGGACGATGCACGGTAAAAGAAGTAAGGCATATTGGAAATCATGCCCCAGTCAATTCTCATATTATGCATTGCATCAAGCTCTACTGAAAGAGGATGAAGGATTTCAAGTAGTCCCACTCCAAACTCTTCACCTGGGCGTTTGTGGAAATGCGCTACTGCATAAGGGCGTTCGCCGCCTGGCATAACTCGGTGAGCGTATGTTGCTCGAATAATATTACCAGAATGAAGATGGACCCAAACGATGATATCACTGTTAATCCCAGAGCCATCAACATCCATACGAAGGTGAGCTTCAATAATTTCATACCTATCAAGATCGGCCTCAGTTTCTACGTTGCCTTTTCCAGCATTAACGGCCCGTTGAGTCTTGATGGACCCGTAGCCCTCGTGGTTGCGATTATCTTTCCCGCCTTGGATAACTTCTTTAACTTCATCTTCATCAAAAAACCCTTGATCTACTCCAGACCAAAGATCAGAGGCGGTAAGATAAGAGCGTTGCATTACAATATCGGCAAGATCTGGGTCGCCGTTTCCACCCATCATACGGAAATCTTCTAAATTAACCCACTCAACCATTGGGCCTTTAAACTTAGGTTCGGTAACAGAGACTTCTCTTTCTTCTACGTTTACTGTAGGTTCAAGTTGCTCGGAGCCATCCTCGCCCACTACAATCTTTGGGGGGCCTGGGACAATGATTGATTCCACATCCATATAACGAATGTATTCATTGTGCCAACGGACTTTCATAATCCCGGTGCCTGTGGTAACCCAGTTCCATACCCATGTATCGACGGCTTCTTCTAAACCACGGTTATAGTTGGCCCAGTTTTTGATTGTATAGGAAAGTAGATCTTCTACAAGCGGCACTTTATCGACTCCGTCAGCTCTTCTTGCTTTAAGAGAGAAAGGTGGATCTACACCAAGTAAGGCTGTCATAAAGCGTGCATGGTAAGTTTTAGAAACAATGAATGGCATCGGGAGGTGGAGGTTAGACGAGCCACCAAATGGTTGTTCTGCCGATGCGGGG